ACCGACACGTTCACCTGGCCGTCGAGGATGTCCACCGTCGAGACCAGGCGCTCGCTCAGGTCCAGCACGTCGGCCCAGACCCGGTAGTCGTGGTCGCGCTGCAGGTGCGCGTGGTAGGCGGCCAGCCAGGCGGCGCCGTACTCGATGTGCTGCATCAGACGTCCGCCAGCCGCTGCCACCAGTTCAGGCTGATCGCGGTCCGGTTCGGCGTCAGGCGGGCCTGGTAGACGGGGCTCATCGGCGAGTAGTCGCCGATGATGACGCTCCAGTTCTCCTTGCCGAACACGAGCCGGTACTTCGTGCCGCTGTCGCCCTCGACCCAACCGTCCAGGATCGCCTCGGCGTCGTTGAGGACGATGCCCGCCAGGGACCCGCTCTTCGTGGTGCGGACCAGGCGGCGCCGCTTGGGCTCGACGAGGAGGCCGCCGTTCAGCGGCACGTGCACGATCGACTGCTCGTCGGTCTGTATCTCGACGGAGAGCACGTCGTCCATCCCCACGACCTCGACGCGCTCGTCGGTCCGAGGGTTCACCAGCCAGACGCTCGTGGCGTTGTAGAGGTCGGTGACGGCCGGGCCCGGGGTGCTCACGACGCCGTTGACGCGGAGCCGGACTTCCCAGGTGTGCTCGCCGCGCAGCGGGGCGGTGTAGTCCCGGATGGTGAAGTTCGTGCCCTCGAAGAACGTGACGCCCGGGGCCCAGCCGTAGACGTTACCCTCGCTGTCCCAGATCGGCACCTGCACGCCGTCGCGGAACAGGCTGACCTCGTCGGGTACGCCCGCGGCCCGGCCGCCGGTCAGCACCAGGACGGGCTCCTCGTAGGTGGCTACCAGGGTGTCCACGGGGCCCGCGGTGCCGTCGCCATAGGTGGTGTAGGTCACGTGTGCGCTGGCCTCCACAGGGGCCGCCTCTGCTGCAACGCGGGGCAGCACGCTGTCGCGCACGTACAGGTAGAAGTCACCGACGCCGCCGGGCACCCGCACGCCCGCGCCGGAGGGGGTCCAGAACCGGGTGTCGGGCTCGTTTCGCCAGCCGGACGAGGCCAGCAGGCGGCCCTCGCCGTGGAGGTTGACCAGGAACGAGGTCTGGTCCGAGGCCGTCCACTCGATCGTCGGCGAGCCGTCCGTCACGGTCGCGCCCGGTGCCGTGATCGCGACGGTGGCGAGGGGCCTGAAGGAGTACGTGGCCCACGGGCTCGGCGCGCTCGTGCCGTCCGGCCCGCGCGTCGTGACCCGCCACATGATTGAGCCGCCGTCCGCCAGGGCCGGGCTGCCCGGGTGGTCGGCCGGGTCGTACCGGCCGCTCGTGGCTGCGTGCCAGTCCGCGGTCAGGGCCAGGTTGACGGTGGCCCCGCCGTCCGTGGAGAACTCGACCTTCTGCTCGGTCATGTCCGTGTCGCCCGCGTACGTCAGCACCGGCTGCGCGAGGGAGACGGCGCCGCCGTTCGGCCGGAGGTTGCCCGGGTTGGTGGGCGGCACGTGGTACGTGACGATGAGGGAGGGCTGGTGGTGCGCGGCGGTCGAGCCGTAGATCCAGACCGTGTTCGCCGAGTCGGTGCTGATGCCGAGGCCGGTGGCCGGGCGGCTCTGCGCCCAGCCGGTGACGGGCATGTCGAAGACCACCCCGGACCCCGGCGAGGAGACGGAGGGGCTGTTCCCCACGTAGGCGACCCGGTCCGGCATGGTCCGCCAGGTCACCGAGGAGGTCACCGCCGCGGACAGCGAGCGGGCCTGCAACTGGAACGTCCCGCTGTGGGAGGCCGACGTGTAGACGCGGAGGACGGCGCTGTCGATGGTCGCGTTGCCCGGCACCCGGTCGAGGGAGAACCGGGCGAACGCCATGTAGTCGCCGGACTTGACCGGCATCGTGCTCGGCGAGCCGTACTTGGTCGTCGGCTTCGTGTTCCGGACCGAGTACGTTGTGACGGGGATCGTGATGGTGGGCATCAGGCTCCTTGCCAGGCGAGGCTGTCGGCGGCGTCGATCCGGCCGTCCGCGAGTTCGGCGACGTACGCCTCGAAGTCCCGGCTGCCGATGCGGAGCAGGATCTTCTTCGGGAGGGACGGGGCCGCGGAGCCCGCGGCTGCCCGCGTCTCCGCGGCCGTCTTGACCTGGCTGCCGCGCGGCAGGTTCACCAACTCCGGCCCGCGCTCACCGACCAGGGCGATGCCGCCGGGGGCGTAGTTCGTGCCGCGGGCGAAGGCCGGGATGGTGAAGTCCGGCAGCGGGCCCGGGCCCTTGATGTGCACCGGCAGGTGCAGCGCGCTGTTGATCGCGTGCTTGACGCTGCTCCCGATGTCGCTGATGAACCCGCCCGCCGCGGACAGGCCCATGCCGATGCCGCGGATCACGCGCTTGCCGAGGTCCTGGCCCGCCTGCAGGAAGTTGCTGGCCAGGTTGAGGATCTTTCGCGGGATCGCCTTCAAGATCGCGACGACGCCGCGGGCCCCGGCACCCACGACGGTCTTGATGCCGTTCCAGGCCCGGGAGGCGACGCCCTTCATGACGCCCCACACTCGGGAGAAGATCGCCCGGGCAGCGGCCATCTCGGTGCCGATGATCGCACGGACGAACCGGGCACCCGCGCCGACGACGACGCGGATCACCTTCCAGGCAACGGAGATCACACGCCGGATGACGTTGAAGACGGCCATGACGATCGTCTTGTAGACGTTGAAGTACGTCCGCACGACGGTCCCGATGATGCGGAGGTAGGTGCCGAAAACGGTCCGGATGACCCGCCAGGCCACGCTGATGACCCGCTGCACGATCCGCATCGAGATCCCCACCGTCCGGCTGACGAGGGTGAAGTGCGCGCCGACCAGGCGGCTGATGAGGCGGGCGCCGCCGCCCACGACCTTGACGAGGAACTTGAAGACGACGCCGACGACCTTGCCGATCTTGATGAAGGCCGGGCCCACCATGTTGCCGAGGGTGACCGCGAGTTCCACCATTGGCGCGAGGAACTTGCCGACGATCGGGAGGATCTTGACGATCGCCCCGCCCCAGTTGGTGAACGCGAGGATGATGGTCGCGATGATCGGCGCGAACCGCGTGAGGATCGGCCCGACCACCTTGCTGATGATGCCGACGACCGGCGTGATGACGCTCGCGATCGTGCCCAGCATGTCGAGGCTCTGGCCGATGATCTCGCCGATGACGGAGCCGACGCCCTTCAGCAGGGGCGCGAGGGCCTTGAACAGCCCGGCGAACTTGGGGCCGTTCTTGGCGAACGCCGTGCCGATCCGTTCCAGGACCGGGGCCAGCGCGCTCTGCACGACCTTGACGATGCTCACAATCACCGGTAGCACGGCGCTGAAGACCTTCATGTACCCGCTGGCGATGCTCGGGTTGAACAGCGGCAGCAGCATCTTGCCGACCTTGCCAAGGAAGCCGAGCATCTGGCCGGTGGCCGCGGTGCCCCTCTTGGCCCAGTCCGCGATCGCGTTCTTCGACGAGGCCAGGCTCGTGAAGTCGGCCATGCGCTTCGACAACTTGTTGAGGGTGCCGAGGATCCCGTCGCCGGACGGCGTCGCGGCGCTGAAGACGTTGAAGAGCGTCTTGCCGAGGTTCTTCACGATGCCGAACAGGTTGTGCGCGCTGTGGAACGCACGGTCCATGAAGCCGCGGATCTTCTCGCCCGTCTTCGGCGCCGAGGCCCAGGTGCCGAACGCCTTGCCCGCGCTGGCGATGGTGTGGGCCAGCCGCATCGACGAGGGGTGCAGGGCGTTGAAGATGTGCAGGATGCCGTTGAGGATCGGCGCCGCCGCGGAGCCGAGCACGCGGATGATCCGGTTGTTGCCCTGCAGGGCCTTGCCCAACTGCGCGACGCCCGTCTTGCTGGTGACGTACCGGCCGACGCTCCGCAGCACGCCGTTGAGCGCGGCGCCCGTGCCGCCGAGGCTCTTGCGCAGCATGGGCACCGTGGTCTTGCCCATGCGGTTGATGATGCCGTCGAGGTTCTTGAAGACCTGCTGCTGGATCGCGGTCTTGATGCCGCCGCCGCTCTTGGAGAGGTCGCGGAACGCCTTGGCCGCCTCCTGGGCGTTCGGCGCCAACTTGGCGAGGGCCTTGTCGTCGCCCCCGACCGCCTTGGTGAAGTCGGCGAACGCCATCTTCGCGACGATCTTGGCCTGGATCAGCGAGCCGAGCACGCCAACGAAGGACAGCGACGCGCCGCCCGCCTGCACCACGGCGCCCGTGAAGGCCACGAGGGCGCCGGACAGCGCCGACGCCCCGCTCGTGATGAGGGGGAGGGCGGCGGCGATCGCGCCCATCTTCAACTTCCCGCCGTCGAAGCCCTCGAAGGACTCCTTCAACTTCTTGCCGATGCCGCCGCCGTCGCCGCCCTTGATCTTCTCCCCGAAGTTCTTGAGGAATCCGGAGCCGAGGCGGTCACCGATGCGCTTGCCGCTCTTGTCGGCCTCCTTGTCGGCGGCCGGGCCGACCTCCTTGACGGAGTGCTTGACCTCGCCTTCGAGGTTGTCACCGTTGACGTGCAGGTCGACGTAGGCGTCGGCTACGGACACGTCCTCACCCCTTCCCGGAGAGGGCCGCGACGAAGCCGCTCAACGAGGCCTCCTCGTTCTGCTTGGACCACGGCGAGGAGTCCGCCACGGCCGCGCCCGTCTTGATCGCCCGCGCGTCAGGCTTGTGCAGCCTGATGTCGAACTTGTCCTTCTCCTCGGACTCGGCGTCCTCGACGGCATAGAAGTAGATCAGGTTCAGGAAGCGGTCCAGCGGCAAGCCCATCGGATCCACTCCCTTCGCTGCTGCCCATCCGTCGAACACGGTCCAGTTCTGCTCGGCGACCCGGATCAGCCGGGTCGCTACGTGGTAGGGCGGCCGGACACCCGCTCGACGAGCCCCGACACGACCTCCTCCAAGATGTCGATGTCCAGGTCGTCCTTCGGGTCCTTCAGCCGCCCGGACAGGTGGTCCTGGTCCTCCTGGCTGAGCCCGGTGTCCAGCCACTCGAAGGCCGCCTTGGCGGCCTCCAGGTCGCTCTCGGCGTCGAGCATGGGGAGGATCATCGCGGCCTGCTTCGGCGGGACGAACGAGTACACGTGCGCGCTACCCTCCAGGTCGAAGGTGATCGCGTCGGTCCGCCGCTTGGCGACCTTGAAGGAGAGGTCGCTCACTTGGTGTCTCCCTGGGCCGGAGGGGCGGACGGCGTCGGCGTGCTGTTGCCGCGCGGGGGCGGCGGCGTCTGGCCGGTTGAGGTCCTGGGCGGCGAGGGCCGCTTCGTGGTCTTTCCGCAGTTGCATCCCATGATGCCCACCTTTCTGTTGGGATGACAGGTACGTACCTATTCTACCTTGACCTCAGCGAAAGTCCTCCATGCTAACGGACTCGACCGCCCTCGTGAGGTACCGGGCCGCGGGCACGCCGCTGGTGGAGAACGTCCGCACCCACTTGCCCTTCACCTGGAAGACGAGGAAGGGTGCCCGCCTCGCGTGGATCGGCGGGGTGCCGACCTCCTGCCAGATCGCGTACTCCACGTCGGAGCCGATCCGCCAGATGATCCTCGTCTTGGTGGCGGGCTGCCGGACTGCGATGATGCTGTTCCGTAGCAGGCCCTTGTCGACGGGGGCGTTCTCCTTGGCCCGGTCCCGAACCCGGCCAGCAGCGCGGGCCGAGGCGGTCGCGATCGGCCCGATCGACATGAGGTAGGCGATCTTCTCGGGGTGGACGACGACCTTCACTCGCAGCCTCGCTGCAGCATGAGTTGGAAGACGAGGGTCCACTCGAAGCCGCCGCAGTAGCCCTGCGGACCCAACGGCAGCCCCTGCTCGATGCGGAGGGTCTTCGGCGGCGCGACGGGGAACGACCAGTCCCGGATCGCGTCGAGGAGGATGTCCGCGTCCCGGGTCATGCCGAGGGTGTCCTCGGTCATCTCCGCCGCGGTCGGGAAGCCCTCCTCGTCCACGCCGTGCATGCAGCGCACGACCCCCACGCCAACCCTCGCCTGGAGGGCGTGCACGTCGCACGGCTGGCTGCCCTGCGGCTGCGGCAGCAGGCTCACGAGCCGGACCCACAGTTGGCCGCCGCCCTCGCTGGCGGCGCAGCAGTTGTCCCAGGAGACCGTGTTGCCGGGCACCACGGAGGACAGCCCGACCGGCCGCTCGCAGGCGTTCAGGCCCGCCTCCGCGGCGTCCAGGAGGCTCTGCAGGGCGGGGCCGACGCGGTCCACCACGTCAGCCTCCCCAGGTGGTCCGGCGCCCCGCGGTGCGGAGGTTCGGCACGGCCACGCTGAAGCCGATGTCCGGCTTGGTCACGCTGGCGACCCAGGAGTCGATGAGCCAGATGCCGGTCTTGCCCGCGTCCAGGTCGTCGAAGGCGTCCAGGCCCGCGGCGATGGTGACGCCCTGCCGGGTGATCGTCTGCCACCGCTGCGGCAACTCGCACTCCTTGGCGCCGGAGGCGGCCAGGGCGAGTTGGCAGGCCAACTTCCCGGCCGCCACCTGACCGCCGATCGGCACGGGGGCACCGATCTTGACGGTGACAGCCCAGGTGCCCTCCGTGCCGAGCGGCAGGCTCATGTTCTGGCAGTACGGCCACCGCCCCCCGTCCTGGCGGACGAGGAGACGGTAGCCGTCCACGCGGTAGGCCGAGGGGTCGAGCAGCACACCGTCGACCTCGACGGCGACCACCTCGGTCACCGGGGTCTCGAAGCGGAGCACGCTGCCCCAGGAGCCGCAGCCGCAGGTGTCAGCGCACCCGCCGCCGCAGCCGACGTTGAACCAGCGGCCACCGATGAGGGTCGGCTGCCAGGGAGATCCCACGCGCGAGTCGGACCCGTAGGTGGAGACACCCTCGAAGCAGTCTTGGCGGCACGGCCGGATCACCCCCTCGCACTGCCCGAACTGGCGCCCGGTGTAGCGCCACAGGTACTCCGCGGCCATCTGCTCAAACCGCGCCTGGCCGGAGGCGGGGAGGGACGCGAGCGCGTTGCAGGGCGTGTCGTCGGGGTAGACGGCGGGCCACTCGCAGACCGTGCTGAACATTCCTCGCTCCTCTCCGGGTTACGCCTTCGCTGGCCCGGGCACCACAGGTGGGGGGTCGTACCCGGGCCAGCGAGTCTTACGCGGCGAAGGGCTGGCAGCCGCAGGCCGAGGGCGGCGGAGCGACGCCGGTCTCCATGATGAGCATCGGCTCGGTCGGCAGCAGGGCCTCCGGCAGGAGGTCCGGCGTGGTGCCGTTCATGAGCACGTTGTGCAGGCCGACGCCCCACGAGTGCCCGGAGACGGTGTACGCGCCCTGCATGGTGAACGAGACGGCGTTCTCCCCGTCCACCGTGATGTCGCCGAGCACGCCCGCGTTGATGCACGGGAGGACGACGTAGCCGCTGGCCTCCTCCGCACCGGAGGGCGCGACGGCGTCGGCCAGCCCGGTCCAGAGTTCGAGGCCGAACTTCTCGTCGACGATGCCCTCGTAGACGGTCGCGCCCGCCACGTCCCCGGCCCAGTCCTGGTACGGGGTCATGTTGGTCATGAACGACAGGAGGTCGGGGTCCACGCCGCAGAACTGCATCTCCAGCGTGAAGCGCTTGAAGGCGTTGGGGTTCTTGTGGTTGATGCAGAGGGCGCCGTTCGCCTTCTTGGTGATGATCTCGGCGCCGTCCTCGGTCTCGGACGACAGGGACAGGCTGATGAAGCCGTCCGTGACGATCTCGGAGCAGTCTCCGCCCGTCACGGCGCGGCAGGACGAGTCCATCTTGGAGACTCGGATCCTCTTGCCGAAGATCGGCTTGAAGCAACGCGTGGTCATGTGTTTCCTTCCTTCGGCTAGGCCAGGTTCATCCGGACGGCCCCGACCCCACATGGGTCGAAGCCCACCACGTACTGACGCTCGGCGAGCGCGTAGTGGTCGTTCTTTCCCCGGTCCAGAGCGGAGGACGTGAAGACCTGTCCTCGGTAGCCGAACAGGGCGGGCGAGGCAAACATCCACGTCTCGCCCACGGCGGGCGGGGCCCCGCCGGGGGCGGTGCCGGGGTAGCCCGCGCCCGCGATGACGGGCGTGCCTACCTTGGTGACGAGGCGGCTGCCGGTCGCGTTGACCCGCGTGTCCGCGACCGAGATCGCGCCACGTGAGCCGTGGATGACGCCGAGGGAGCCGTAGGTCTGGCCCATCCAGTCCTCCAGCACGGCCAGGGCCGCCGCCACGTTGAGGGCACCGGCCGGGTTGAGGTCGGTGGCCTCCGCGGCGAGGTTGTTCCAGAGGAACCGCTCCACCTGGCTCTGCTCGTGGGCGAGCAGGTCCGCGGTCGCGTTCTCCTCGCCCTCCTGGAAGGCGCGCCCGCCGGGCGTGCCACACTGGTACGAGCCCACGGCCGTGAACGGCCGGGCCTCGCCGAGGCCGCCGGAGCCTCGGAAGAACTTCTCGATGTCGGTCGTGCAGTCCGGGTCGTCCTGCCACGTCTGCCCCGAGACCGGGGCGCACGACAGGGCCTCCCACACGACGCCGTTGGCCCAGTGCGGGTCACCGGACTCTCGCAGCGACAGCACGGAGAACAGGCCGAACGGCAAGCCGACGCGCGGCTGTGCCTCGACCCTCTGCGGGGCTGCGTAACCCATCCTGGACCTCCAGTCCTCGTGTCAGAGTGAGAGGAGCCCCTGGCCAGGCGCACGGGGGGTAGCGACCTGGCCAGGGGCGGTCTCTCAGGAGCCGGTGCCGTTCCCGGCGATCGCGATCCCGATGTGGGTCGCGCCGTCCGGCGTCACCGGCACCGTGACGACACGGCTGTCGTGGTTGCGCTTCAGGACGAGGAACGGGTCCTCGGTGAAGAGCGCCGTGTAGTCGTTGGTGCCCAGGAGCACGCTGTCGTAGATGTTCTCCAGCGTGATCGACTCGGTCACGCCCTTGACGAACGTGCCCGCGGCGTAGAGCAGGAAGTCCACGCCGGTCGGGGCGGCGGTGAAGCCGCTCGCGGCCGTGGTGGCGATGTCCTGCCAGTCCACGACGTACTGCGGGTTGACCTTGCGGGCGGCGAACCAGCCCGCGATCCGCTGGTCGCTCACGTCCAGCAGGTCGACGCCGAGGCGCCGGGCGAGGTCGGCCCGGACGACCGTCTTGGTCCAGGTCGGCAGCATGACCTCCAGGGAGGCGTTGTCCGACATGCGGTTGACGGCCCGGTAGTGGGTCGCCTGCAGGTCGATCGCGGTGAGCAGCGGCGCGGTCGCCCCGGCCTGCGGGCCGGGGAAGACGACGGCGGTGCTGTCGGCCACCATGCTGTTGATGACGGACGCGGACATGCGGTGCGCGTGGGCGTTGAGGGTCTTGCCCACGTAGTCCTCGATGACCTCGGGGTAGCCGCGCTGCTGGAGCAGCCCGGCCCCGATGCAGACGCCGCAGTAGCCGAGGCGGACCTCGTCGAAGTCCGGGCACGGGACGGTCACGCAGGGCTTGGTGCCGCCGCCCGCGCCGTCGTAGTCCCCGGCGATGTCCTCGGCCTCGGTGTAGCAGAAGCCGGTGTCGGCGAAGACCTCGCGGTAGTCCGGGCCGAGGGTGTGCCGCACGCCGCCGCGGTTGATCTGGATCTCGGGCACCGACACGAGGTTCGCGGCCTCGCTGATGTCCACCAGGTCGTACAGCGTCTCGGACGGGGCGCACCAGCCGCCGGAGGCGACGAGGCTGCCGCCGGGCAGCGCCGACTCGCGGGTCGCGAACTCCATCGCGGCCTTCGGGTCCTCGCTGTTGACGACCGCCTTCTCGTCGAACTGGCGGGGCAGGCGGGCGATCGAGAACCGCTCGGTCTGCCGGTTGCCCTTCGAGCGGGCCGCCATGTAGGCCGAGGCGTTGAAGCCGCCGAGGCGGCTGTTGATGCTCTCGGCCATGTCACGGATCGTCATCTCCGTGCCGACGTTGAAGCCCGCGGCGCCCTGTGCCGCGAACCCGATCTTCTTGGGTCCGGCGTCCACCGGCGTCTCCTTCTTGGCGGGCCGGTCCTTGCGGAGGCCGGAGAGGTTGATGTTGATCGGGGCGCGCTTCTTGGCGCCCGCGACGAGTTCCGCGGGGACCTCGTCGTCGTTCTCGTCGGCGGGCTCGGCGGCCTCCTCCTCGGGGGTCTCGGCGGCCTCCTCCTCGTCCTTCACGGCCTGGGCGGTCTCGCCCGCGGAGAGGACCTTGTCGGCCAACTCCTTGGCCTTGCCGGAGCGGGCCAGGGCGGCGTTGTCGCGCTCGGCGACCTCGCCCTTCAGGGCCTCGACGCCGTCGGCCAGGGCGCTCAGCGCCTCCAGCGTGGCGTCGTCCGGCGCGGAGCCGTCCTCCGGCAGCATGGCCTGGAAGGCGGTGACCGCGGTGTCGTGCAGCGCGGTCAGGTCCGAGTCGCTGAGCGTGCTCAGGTCCTCGGGGATGGTGATCTGGTCGGACTGGGTGTCCTTGTTGCGGGCCATGAGAATCCTCCTGGTGGGGTGGCCACTTGGTCGGAATCCCAGGCCCTCACGCCATCAGGAGTACTGCTCTTGGGTCAATCATACCTCGGTTTCCCGAGGCTTGGTGCAGGTGCTACAGGTTCTTCGGCGGCTTGCTGCCGAGGCCCTTGGTCGAGGGCTGCTTCACGCCCGAGGTCTTGCGGACCCCGTTGGCGATCTTGGTGACCTTCGTCTTCTTTGCCATGTTGTTCACCCCTCCCTGCGGCTGAACGTGCCGAGGCGGATGCCGCGGCGGCCGAGCCACTGCCGGACGTACTTCCGGGTGGCGAACGGGGGCGGCTCGCTAGAGCCCTGGAGGGACTGCGCCAGCGTACCGAGGTCGTTGAACATGTCGTCGAGGGCGACGCCGAGGCCGTTGGCCGTCTCGTCGCTCATGCCCGGCTTGTCGGCGGCGTCCATCATCGACGCCTCCAGCGCGCTGAGGTTGGTCTGCGCGTCGGCCAGGTCCTGGGCGTTGTAGTTGCCGCCCTGGATCCCCTCGTGCAACTTGTCCATGCTGCTTCGGAAGGCGTCCAGGTGCTCGCCAACCTGGGCCGCGGACTCCTCGTCCATACCGCCGTCTGCGGCGTCCTGCAGGTTGGCCTCCAGCGCGGAGGCGGTGTCCTGCGCCTTGGTCGACGCCTGCTGCGCCGCGCTGCCTTGCGGGCCCGCGTCCGGCGCGGCCGGGGCCTTCGGGGCGTTGGCCTCGTGGTGTGCGTCGACGGCGGCGTGCGCGTTGTCCAGGGCCTCGCCGACCCCGGCCGCGGTGCCCTCGTCCATCGCGCCGCTGTCGGCCGCGTTCCCGGCGTGCGCCTCCAGGTTGCTGATCGCGTCGTGCGCGGCCTGCTTGTTGGCCTCGGTCGGGTTGGAGTTGTGCGCCGTGATCGCGTCGTGGGCGTTGTCCAGCGCGTCGCCCATCTGCGCGGCCTGGCCCTCGTCCATGCCGCTGTCCGCGGCGTGCTGGAGCCCGGCCTCGGCCTTGCTCAGGTGCTCGCCTGCGGGGCCCGCCGGGTGCTCCGCCGGGGCGTCCCCGCCGCCGATGTCGCCCGCGCCCTTGCCGGGCTTGGCGTCTCCGCCGATGTCGCCCGTGCCGCCCTCGTTGACGCTGTCGTCGCCGAGCAGGGAGAGGTCGCTGTCCTTCACGACGCCCACGCTGGTCCGGGCCACGTCCAACTTCTCGCCGATCGTGGCCGCCGTGTTCTCGTCGATCGCGCCGCTGTCGGCCGCGTCCTGCAACTTGGCCTCCAGGTCGGACAGGTGCTTGTCCGCCTCGGTCGCCGCAGCCGTGGCCCCGGCGCCGTCGTTGTTCCGCAGGGCGTCGGACGCCTTCTCCGACGCCTGCACCGCGTTGTCGAGGCTCTGCCCGATGTCGGCCGCGGCGTTGTCGTCCACGCCACCGCCGTCGAGGGCGTCCTGCAGGGTGGTCTCCAGGTCCTTGACCCCAGCGTCCGGCATGTCGATGTAGCGCCCGCCGTCCGGGTTGCCCTTGGGCACCCGCCACTGGTCGTCGTGGCCCGCGAAGGCCGCCTGGGGCAGGCTCGCCCGCAGCCTGCGCACCCGCTCCAGGGCGTGCAGGCGGCTCACCTTGGCCGCCAGGGCGTCGGCCTTCTCCTTGCGGTCCAGGGCCCGGAAGCGGTCCCGCAGGGACAGGACGGCGTCGTCGTCCCACGGCAGGTCCAGGACCTCCTCGGTCCGCTCCTCGACCTCGACCATGCCGGACGCGACCAGGCTGTGGATCGAGCCACTGGCGACGAGGGCCTGGGCCCGGGGCACGGGGAAGCCGGGCACGTTGACGGACAGGGCCGCCACCATCTCCAGGCTGCCGCCGATGGTGCGCCAGTCGCCGGAGACGGGGGCGGCGCGGAGCACGTCCAGGTCGACGCCCGGCCGCGCCGCGCCCGCCACCCAGATCCCGTGCGCGTCCTCCCCGGCGCGCACGTGCGCCGCGACGTTCCCGGTGTGCTCGTAGTGGTAGACCGTGTCGCTGAACGACAACTTCGGCCCGGCGTGCAGGGTGTCGAGGGTGATCTTGCCGGTCGGCAGCGGGCCCTCGGTGGTGTTGGTCACGCCGAGGTGGAAGCCCGCGCTGTACTTGGAGGGCGAGTGCGGCGGCTGCGTGCAGACCTGGCGGCCCTGCGGGCTCGCCACGTGGCAGGTACCCCACAGGGCGATGTGGCCGTAGACGCGGCCGTCGTCGTCCACGGTCAGCCCGGTCGGGCCGTCCAGGTGCGGGTCCTGGAACCACTCGGCCGGGGGCAGCCAGCCCGCGCTGGCCACGATGCTCTCGGTGCCGTGCTCGGCCTTCTTCTTCTCCCAGTCCGCGACGGCCGCGCACGCCTCGGCGCGCGAGCCCGCGTTGACCTGCTGGGAGCCGGGGAAGTTGGTGTCGCCGGTCGCGCACATCTTCTTGACCACGTTGACCGCGGTCGCGATGGCACGGCTCTCGTCCATGCCCTTCTTCTCCAGGTGCTTCTGGATCCGCTTGATGTACGGCGGCAGGCCGCCCGCGTCCTCGACCCAGTTGAAGGACTCCTCGTCGACGAGGAGGTCGGCGTCCGCCAGCCGCTGCTCGTCGGAGTCGAACGCCTCGCGGGCGTCCTTGGCGACGGAGATCCGGGCGCCCTCGAAGGCGGGGATCGCGACCTGCGTGGCCGCGCGGACGCGGCCCTCCAGGATGGTGAAGGAGTCGCCGTCGTCCTCCTTGACCAAGATGTCGTCGAGGTCCATGCTGACGCCGGGCGTCAGGCCCTCGTCGGCCTGCCGGAACGCCTCGCGGCCGTACTCGCTGCCCAGGTCGTGGGAGCCCTCGCCCCACACGATGACGGCGTCCTTGAACGCCTCGGGGAGCGCGTCGCGGCCGGTGCTCTCCAGCCGCTCGTTCGCCTCCTCGTAGGACAGGCGCTCGATGCTCTCGATCTTGCCGACCACGTACGCGCCGTCGTGCGCGCCGAAGTCCTGCATGGCCCACCGCAGCGGGACGGGCAGGGTGTCCCAGCGCAGGGCGTTGGCCTCGATGAGGCGGCCGTCACCGGTCCGCTGGTTCTCCATGCCGATCGGGCCGGACCACTCCGCGCTCTGCGATGCGTCGGTGTCCGGCACGCTGTCCTGGATGTCCTTGCGGGCCAGGCTCTCCTGGCAGGGAAGGCACTCGGTCGTCATCTGGTCTCCTCGTCGAAGTGACGTGAAGCCCGGCCCTTGCCGCCAGACGACTCCTGCCTACCATTCTACCTCGTGTTCGCCAGACCGGCTCAGACCACCACGCCGAAGTGCGAGAGGATGGCGTCGAACTCAGCCGAGCCGAGGGGGAAGTCGACGTGCTCGTCGCCCCACCACAGGCTGAGCCGGTCGAACCGGATCTCCGTCACCTGCCGGGCCTCCGGCGGGGCCTCCGGGCCGTAGACGATCGTGACGTGTGGCTTGTACTCCGGGTACCGGGTCGCGTCCGCGTCCTCGTACATGGAGGCGATCTCGCTGTCGATCTCGGGGATCTCGCCGAACAGGGCGTGCAGTTCCGGGCTGTCGAGCAGCCAGACCTGCGCGGGCTCGTCGTCGTGCCCCAGGGCCTCGATGCCGGTGACCTTCGCGGTGAACGGCTCGACCTCCTGGGCCGCAAGCCGCAGCACGTTCTCGAACAGGGCCCGGGAGCCCTCGATCCGCTCCGGGTCGGCGCTCTGGCTCCGGTCGCCGAAGTAGAGGATCGTCGCGTGCTTGTCCGGGTCGCCGACGCCGTGGCAGGGGTCGTCCTCGGCCGGGATCGCCATGATGCAGACGGTCTCGCTGTAGTCGTCGCCGGGCGCGAAGGTCTCGGTGTCCCCGGCCATCGCCTCGGTCTCGGCCGCGGCCTTGCTGAGCGCGTTCACGGCGTCCTGCAACTTCTTCCTCGCTTCCGGCTTCATGGCGTGGCCGAACGTCTTCAGGAGGCCCTGCACGCTGGCGACGATCCCGGCCACGCTGCTCGTCTTGGTGCTGCCACCGCCCTTCGGGTGGCTCTTCGGCGCGGGCCTGCTGGTGGTCCCTCCGGGCCCCTTGGTGACCTTGGGGCCGCCGCCCTTGGGCGCGGGCCTGCTGGTGACGGAGGGGCCGCCCTTGCCCCCACCGCCGCCCTTGGGGTTGTGGTGCGTCGGGGCGTGCGCCTGGCCCTCGATGAACGCGGTCGCGTTCGCCTTGATCCGCTTGATGAGGGCCTGCGCCTGCTTGCTGGTGAGTTGGCCCAGGACCTCGTCCAGCGCCTTCAGCACGCCCTTGACGAGGGCGTTGACCTTCTCCTGCTTGGTCATCTTCGGCTTCTGCGGCGCCTTCGGGCGGCCGTGCCCGGTGCCGCCGCTCTTGGGCTTCGGCTTCGCCTTGGGCGCGGGCTTGCCCTGGCCGCCGCCGCCGTCCTTGGGGATGAACCGGCCGCCGCCGGGGCTGCCCTTGTCCGCGCGCTTGTGCTGGCTCTCGTCCCAGCCGCCGCTGCCGCCCTTCTTGGCGGGCGCCTTGGTCGGGGCCTTGGCGGGGGTCCGGGTCTGCTTCGGGCCCTTGGCGGGTGCCTTCGGCGCGGGCCGGGCCTCGTCCTTGGGCAGGGCGAACTCGGCGCCCCCGTGGCGGCGCAGCAGCCACTCGAACTCGTGCGCGTCCGCGGCCTCCCGCTCGCCGAACAGGGCGACGACGGCCGCGATCTCCTTGTCCTCCACGGCCCTAGCCCTTCTTCTTCGGTGGGAAGAACCGGACCTGGTCCTCGGTCAGGTCGCCCGTGTAGGCGTCCCTGATCGCGGCCAGGAGGTCGGCCTGCGCCGTGCCCTCCTCGCGGTTGCCGCGGATGAACGAGAGGAGTTCCGCGGCGTACTCCTGCGGGTCCGGCTCCTCGGTCGCGGCCGGGGTCCAGGAGAGCCCACTGTCGTTGAAGACGAGGACGCCGACCGGCGCCTTGTCCGGCGTCGTCAGCACCCACCGGGTCGCCGGGCCCGGCTTGGGCTCCGGGTAGTCGTCCGGCGTGCTCACAACCATCGAGGCGAAGATCGGGTGGCGCTGCTCGGGGGCCTGCTCGGTCACGGTCGTCTCCTTTCTTTCTGCCATTGTAGCATGTTACGCCGGGAGGCGCAACCTCGCGAAGTGGGTGCCGACCTTGTGCGTGAGCCCCTGCCCCGGCTGGCCGCTCGGGTCCGGGTGGCCCGGCGGGATGATCTCGGCCTCCACGAAGGTCTGGCCGTTCTTCTGCGTGACCTTGTGGATGAAGTACTTCGTGTTCCGGCCGAGCATGTACTCCCGCTCGGCGCTGAACGGCGGCGGGCTGATCGGCCGCGCCCACACGCCCAGCGTGCCCTTCGGCGCCCGGTAGACGATCTGCACCGGGCTGCCGGAGAACGCCGTGTCCACGCCGAGGCCGGTCGGCTGGTACGCGTGCTGCACGAACGTCGTGCCGACCGCCTTCTTCAGGTCCTCGACACTGCCGATCCCCTTGAACTCGTTCATGTTCGTGCCGCGGAACAGGTAGATGTCCTCGGGCAGCGGGGTCATCGCCTTGTCCAGGCTCGCGACGTGGGTCTGGACCGAGGCCGGGACCGCGCCGCCGTTGTTCCACAGTTGGCCGTTGACGTAGCCGGAGGAGCCCTTCATGCTCTTGACCATCTCCTTGGCGTCGTCCGGGATCGGCACCTTGAGGGTCTTGTTCGCCCAGGCGACGCCCGCCTCGTTGCTGGTGAAGACCTTCGCCCCGCTCATCCCCTTCAGCGAGGTCGGGTTGTCCTTCTGCCACGCGGCGAGGTCGGCCTCGTAGCCCTCCATCGCCTGCTTCCAGGCGGCGTGGGCCTTCGCGTACTTCTCGAACTCGCCCGGCTTGATGACGGCCGCGTCGGCGTAGATCTTCTCGGCCTGCGCCCGCAGGTCGTCGTCGAGGTACTGGTTCTTGTGCAGGCTGTCGATCGCGGTCTTGGCCAGCGCCGGGTCGCCGTTGAGGATCGACTGGACCTTGGGCCAGTTGGCGCTCTCCTCCAGGGAGCCCTTGGCCTTGTTCGGGTTGGCCGCGTACCGCTCCTTGACGGCCACCAGCCAGGCGTCGAAGGCGTCCTTCTGGGGCACGCCCGCCTGCGGCTCCACGGGCTCCGGCGGCGCGACCGGGGCGGGCTTGTTCTTCCACTCCCCGCTGCCCTTGACGGCCGGGGTGACCGCGCCCGGCGTCGCCGCCCCGGGCACCCGCTGCGCGGTGACCTCGGTGCCGGACTGGATCCACAACTTCTGGCCCGAGGTCGTCGTGACCTCGGTCCACTTCGGGCCGTGCTTGATGGTCGCGATGACGGGGCTCTCGTCGTGCTTGCCCTGCTTGGCGCCCTCGGCCGGGACCAACTTGCCCGCGGACTTCTTCAGCACCGGGCCGTCCAGCGTCAGGGTGTCGCCCGGCAGCAGCGAGGTCGTCGGGTACGTGGTCGTGCTCGGCGCGACCTTCCGCTTGGCGGTGATCGGCTCGTCGGTCGGGACCCACAACTTCTGGCCGGTCGTCGTGACGACGTTCGCCCACTTCGGGCCGTGCTTGACCTCCGCCACGGTCGGGTTGACGCCCGTGGACTGGACCAACTTGCCGCCGCTCTTCTTGAGGATGACGGACTTCGAGAGGTCCAGGGTGTCGCCGGGCTGGATCTCCTTGCCGACGATCGGCACGTCGACCTCGACCATGCCGGGCGTGACCGGCGCGCCCTCCTCCTGCGTGAACAGGGTGTCCCACGCCCCGGCCAGGTCGGCGTCGCTGTCGGTGACGGCTTCGCCGGTCTTCGGGTCGACGCTCGACCACTCGTCGTCGCCGACCTTGGTGTACTTGACCGGCGTGCCGCCGCTCTCCACGGGCAGGAGGAGCACGCTCTCGCCGACCGGCACGTCCGCGGCCGAGGCGTAGCCGCCCGTGTCCCCGACCGGCTTCGGCTTCTCCAGCACGACGCGGACCTTCAGGTGCCGCAGCCCGGCCGCGTCGGTCGTGTCGCTCTCGACCACGAACCGCGAGCCGCGGGGCAGCAGGATCTCGTTCTCGTGCGCGTTGCCCTGCAGGGCCTTGGCGCCCTTGGGGAGGGTGATCTCCCACTGGACCGGCTTGCTCTCGTACCCGTAGCCGTTCTTCTTGCCGCCGGGCAGGGCCGTGCTGAGGTAGGCCGCGTTGGTGAACGTGTCGCCGGGGGCCAGCGGGTCGGTGCCGAACTGCTCGGCGCCGGAGCGCCGGACGACGGTGACCTCGTGGTCCAGCGGGGCGGCCTTCCCGAACGCGGAGTCCAGGTCCTTGATCGTCTTCTCCGCGAACGCCTTCTCCTGCGCCGTGGCCGGGCGCAGCCCGGGGATCGAGGTGTCGTAGACCTGGCCGTTGTTGTTCAGGTAGGGGTTCACGGTCTTGTAGCCGTGCGGCATCCCGTACGCCTTGACCGCCGCCTTCTCCGCGGGCGTGAAGGACTCCGCGCCGAGGAAGTCCGCCCGGGTCGCGGCGGGCACGGGCTCCGGCGGCGCGACGACGAGGTTCCAGCCGCCGCTCATGACGCCGTCCGTGAGTTCCACGTCCTCTTCGAGGCCGTCGCTGGTCCACGCGTTCTCGGCGACCTTGGTGTACTTCTCGGGCTCGTCCCCGGAGGCCGCGTCGTGCAGCCAGACGCTCGTGCCCACGGGCACGTCCTCCGGGTCCTCGTAGCCGCTGGGGTTCTTGGCCTCGGGCGCGGCCTTGACGAGCGGCACGTCGTCGTCCGGGTCAAAGCCGTACGTCTGCTCGCCCGTCGACGTGACCTGGACGTAGGGCTTGCCGCCCCAGGGGTCCTCGATGAGCGCGACCTCGGCGACCTCGACGGGGAAGTCGTGCACCATGACGGTATCCCCGGCCACGATGTCCCCGGCCTTCTTCGGCGGCAGCGCCGCCGGGCTGTCGGGGCTCATCGGCACCATGTACTCCGGGTGGAACGCGTGCTCCGCTCCGTTGCCGTCCGTGACGACGACCTGGCCCTTGTGGTTCTGGTGGATCTCCTTGACGCTCTGCTCGTGCCCGGCGCCGTCCCAGAACAGGTCGCCGACCTTCAGGTCCTTGGCGTCCTTGTGGACCGCGCCCGACGTGTCCGGCGCCAGGAGGGCCTTCTCCCAGTCCTCCAGGTCGTCGTCGGCGGGCTCCACGGACACGGCCTGGTCCGGGGCGAAGTGGTACGTCAGGCCCTCGATGTCGGTGACCTCGATGACGCCGTCCGCTCCGACCTGCACGTCCGAGACCTCGGTGAAGGCCAGGGTGTCGTCCTCCTCCGAGCCGACGAGGATCTGGTCGCCGGGCTTCAGGTCCTTGGCCTTCTTGGACGGCCCCAGGTCCTCCTCCAGCGCGGCGGCGTTCTCGGCCTCGCCGTCGCCCGCCATGATCTCGACCTCGTCGTCGGGGCCGTAGTTCCAGGACGCGCCGTCCTGGTCCGTGACCTCGATCTGCGGCTCGCCGGTGGCGGTGTCCGCGACCGGCTGCACGTCGTCCAGCA